TTAATACTGCTGCAATTAAGCACCTGAAGAATCTGTAATTTCATTGGGGATCTAATTTGGAGGACTTGAAATATAGTCCTCCATTTTAAAATATAATCAAATGGCTTGGAAAGTAACTACTGCACCTGTTAATGAACCTTGGACTCTTGCCGAGGTTAAAAGCTATTTAAAGATTGATGATTCAAACGAAGATTCAATGTTAAATACTCTTATAAAAGGTGCAAGGATGGTGGCAGAGAGTTATTTAAACCAAGCATTAATTACACAAACAATAACGGAGAAGTTTGATAGGTTATCTAATCCAACTTTATACCTTAGTGTATCTCCAGTTATTGCCGTTACTAATTTCCAGTACGCAGACAGCCAAAATACTACGCAAACCTTCGCAGCGACTAACTATGTCGTTGACACATTTAGTAAACCAGCACGGCTCTCTATAGCTTACGGGAAAACATGGCCTACACTTTACGGAAATATAAATGATGTAACGATTACTTATACGGCAGGCTACGACACAGAAAGTAGCGGTGTGCCATTTCAAATAAGACAAGCTATCTTATTAATGATAGCCGATACCTACGAGAATAGGCAAGATTACGTTAAAAAATTACCTACGGCTTCCCAATATTTACTTGACCAATATCGCGTTCAATATTTCTAATGAAGTATAACAAAAATGAAATTATTGGTCGAATGCGTGACAGAATTACTATTCAAAATGTCACACGTTCAAAATCAGATACAGGCTTTGCCCAGGAGTCATGGGCAGATAGTGCCATAGTTTGGGCGAATGCCGAAAGCAAATTACCTCCTTCGAATGAAACGGTAATTGATGGAAAAAATACTGCTAAAAATATAAGCGACTTTACTATAAGATATACGACAGGCATAGACGAGGAAAGTCGTATTATTTGGAATGATAAACTATACCAAGTTAGGAATATAAAGGTAAGTCACGATAGAAGATTTATAAGTTTTCAAGGCGAGTTCTACGACTCCTACATACTTACCGGTGTTTCCGTTGCTGCCATTATTTCAGCGAATGCCAATGTATTATCAAATATTAAAGTGATACACAATGTACTTGCTGCTATGAATGCCATAGCAACGACAAACGCTGAAATAGTTGTTAGCCAACAAGGCTTAGTTGAAGCTGCGGCTTCCCTTTCCGCATCTGGCAATCTTTCTGCCAGTGCTACAAAAGTGATACCAATAAATAGCAATGTTACGGCAAATGGCACATTAGCTGCTGCGGTGACAAAAGTTATAAATATAGATAGTACACTAAATGCAAATGCTACTTTATCGGCAAATGCTTTAGTAAGTAAAACTTTATTAAGTACATTAAATGCAAGTGCTACTACATCTGCTGCTGTTGATGTAGTGACACAAGGCTCTGTTAGTGTAGATGCTGCATTAAGTGGATTAGGCACTGTTGCTGCTGAAATTAAACGTACAGTTACAATGCAAAGTAGTCCTACTACCAGTGCATCAACTGCATTAAATGCTACACTTACCAAAGTGATTGAGGCAAGTGTTAGTGCAACAGCTAACACACAAAGTACGGCACAATTATCTATACCAGTTAACGCAGCTGCAAATGCTACGGCTAACACATCGGCAAATGCTACATTATCATACACAGTAAACGCAGAGTTAAATGCTACAGCACAGACAACTGTTGAGGCAAAGATAACAAGGATTATCTCTGCAGAAATGACTGCAACGGCACAGACAAGCGTTGAGGCTGGCATCGGTGTTACGTTTGTTTCATCATTAATGGCTTCAAGTTCTGTAACAAATGCAAGTGCAACAAGAACGGCAACTATGGCGGCAAGTGTAACGGGCACGGCAACGGTGACGGGTGCGACGTTGAATGTGGCAGCGCCAACAGTATCCGTTGATTACCTTGTAGTTGCTGGTGGAGGTGGAGGTGGTAGAGGTAATTCTGCAAATACTTATTCTGGTGGTGGTGGAGGTGCTGGTGGGTATAGAACATCATACGGAACATCTGGTGGTACACCTGGCACTGCTGAAAGCAAAATAACCTTAAATAAAGGTACAATATACGTTATAACTATTGGTGGTGGAGGTGCTGCTGCGCCATCACCAAATACAGCAGGTAGTACACACGGAACAAATTCATCCATTGCATCACTTGTTATAAGTAATGCTGGTGGTGGTGGAGGTGCTGGTTTTTCAAATACTGTTGCAGTTGGAAAGAATGGTGGCTCTGGAGGTGGTGCTGGTAATCTTGCTACAAGTCCTTTTAATTCAGCAGCCGTTGGAACATGTCAAACTGCTCAAGGATTTAATGGCGGTAGTGCAGTTAATGGTGGTGCAAATGGTGGTGGTGGAGGTGGTGGTGCTTCGTCAGTTGGTTTAAATGGTACTACATCAACTGGAGGAAATGGTGGCACAGGTTTAGGTTCAACAATAAAAGGAGGTTCAAGTGTAAATTACGCTGGTGGTGGTGGTGGTGCTGGTACTATTGGTTCAACAGGTGGTTCTGGTGTTGGTGGTAATGGGGCTTCATCTGCAACTAATGGAGGTAATGGAACTGCTTTTACTGGCGGTGGCGGTGGCGGTGGTTCACAAAGTTCCTCAACTGCTGGTTCAGGTGGTTCTGGTGTTGTTATCATTCGGTCACCTATAGATATTAGTAATTCTGCCGATTATAGCCCAGCAACAAAGAGCACAGATGGAACTGACTATATATTTACATTTGAAGGTGATGGTTCTATAAAATTTAGTTAAAATGGCACACTTTGCAAAACTTGATGAAAATAATTTTGTAATTGGTGTTCACGTTGTTGTGAATGAAGTTATTACTATAAATGGCATAGAAAGTGAACAAGCTGGAATTGATTATTTAATAAATTTACACGGTTATAATTTTTGGAAACAAACATCCTATAATGCTAATTTTAGAAAAAACTATGCTGGTATTGGATACTATTATGATAATATACGGGATGCTTTTATCCCACCTAAACCTTTTGCTTCATGGACATTGAACGAACAAAGTTGCCTTTGGCAATCTCCAATACCTTATCCAAACGATGGCAAAATGTACATATGGAATGAGGAAACAGGCAACTGGATAGAAATAAACCTAACACGATGAAAATAGCCATTTTTACAAACATCAACTCTCCAGGTACCGACTTTTATCGAACGGTTGGCTGCTATGCCTACATGGGGCATAATATTAGATACCTTGCCATTGAATCGGCAAAGTGGTATGATTTAATGGATGTTGATGTAGTAGTGGCTAAATCTCCTAATGGCATGGCATACTTTGAAATGCTAAGAGAGTGCAAAAGGATGGGTAAGAAGATTATTATAGACCATGACGATAATCTACACGAAACAACAAGGACTAATCCGGCACACGTTGGACTAAGCCATGAGGCAATGAGAAAAACGGTGGAGGATTGCTTTGGCTTTGCTGACCACATTATTTATTCTACCGATGCCTTGCAAAAATACTATATGCCATATCACGAAGGCATTGCAAGCACGGTTATAAATAATGGATGGAATCCAATCATTCAGCCATTTATGCCAGTACCTAAGATAGAAGATAAGATAAGATTTATATGGCGCGGTTCTATGCATCACTTGGATGACATTGGCAGTATAGCAAGTTATATTAATGAGTTAGCGGAAGATGAGAGCTGCGATGTTGCCATGCTTGGCATACAAGATTTTATTATGGCTCACTTGTTCCCCAAGGTAAAAACAAAGGAATGGAATAGCTCTTTGTTTGGCTACTTTGAAACATTAAACAATAGCCAATGCCACTATGGGTTATTTCCGTTACTCAAAAACGATTTCAACTTTGCAAAGAGTAATATATTTGCCATTGAAATGTTAGTAGCTGGAGGAGTAACGATTGCGCCAAAAGGAATACCAGAGTACAACATACCAGGTGTGATAAAGTATGAGGACTTTGGCGATGTCATGCAAGCAGTAAAAAACAAGGACTTTGACAGAGATGCGATAGTAAAGGAGGGGAGGGAGTATTTAAATGATGTGCTTAGAGTGGATAAGACAAACAAAAAGAGAGAACTAATTTTAAATAATTTAAACTAATAAACTATGAGTGCTTTTTCAAATTATTTGGAAGACCAAATAACAGGGTGGATTGCAGGAACAACTTTTGCAGCTGCTCCTACTGCTACTTTTGTACAGTTGTATTCACAAGATCCGACTGATGCAGGATCGGCAACTGGTGCCTTATATTCAAGGGTATCTATTGCATCCGGTGCAGGGTCATGGACAAGAGGAACTGGAAATGCTGGTACTATTACAAATGCATCTGCTATTACTATTACATCAAGTGCAACTGCTACGGCATCTGCTACTTACGTTGCGGTATTTTCATCTGCAACTGGCGGTGATTTACTTTTTTATGGTCAATTAACTCCAACGGCTGGTAAATCTATTGCAGTAGGTGATGAAGTGAAATTTAATGTATCTGCATTAACTTTAACAGTTGCCTAAATATTAGGAGAATGCTTAGGTGTTCTCCTAATTAATATTTTACAATGACTTACATTACGCAAAGCCAAATATCAAGACTAAGGAAATCAAGCGGAACAGGTGCTAAAAGAAGAGGATTGTTCGCTAATGGTTTGGCTGAGTGCGTTCTTGAATTAAATGACATCTTATCAAATATAACAGTTGATAAAAGAATAGATGTTATAAATGCCGCAATGCCTACTGCAATAAATATATATAAGTCGCTTATTCCTGTGTCTAAAAAAGAACACAAGATAAGTACGTTTGCCAAAGGTGTAGGTAAGTCAGATGGTAATAGTAAGTACAGGTATATAGTTAAACCTGGCAATCTACAAAGGTCTGTAAAAGGGTTAAGCCAATTACTAAAAAAATACAAGTGGAACAATGGAGCAATAGGGCCTCATTACATTTCACAGCCAGTAGGTTCTACTTTAAATAGTGAACAAAAATACGATGGCTTTTACGCTCACATGGTTTACGGTTCTGCCAAAGCATGGAGGCAAAAGATAGTCTTAAAAGCAAAAACTATGTCTGCATCTGTTGTTTATCCAAAGATGATAGCAGAGGCAAAGGAAGTAGTTAAGATGTACCCTAAAAAGTTTTGGGAATGATAGGAAAGGTAATATACGGAAGGTTAAGCGCAGAGCCAACTGTCATAGCGATTGTAGGGCAAAAGATATATCCGGACTTAACTCCACAAGATGTGCAATATCCTTTCTGTGTTTACACTATTGTAAATTCCACTCCCGTTGATTACAAGGATGGACAAAGTAACTTGGAGGAAGTGCAATTTCAAGTTGATTGCTACACTCAAAGTTATGATAGTACACAAGAGCTTGCAAACAACATAAGAAATAGTCTCGATAGGTTTACGGGCACAGTAAACGGTATAAGTGTTCAAACTATTAAATATATGTCAAGTGATTCACAAGTGTACAATCCTACGCTAAATGTATATTGGATGTCAGTTGATTTTATGGCAAGAATGAAAAGATAATTATGAAACTAAGATTAATAAAAGAGTGGAATGGCAAGCCAATAGGCGCAACAGGAGTTTTTCTTTCCGACTTTGGCAAGCAACTTGTTGCCGATGGCATTGCTGAGCATCTTGATGATGACTTTGTCGTGGAGCAGATGCCAGAGAAAAAAGTGCAAGATGCACCTCAACCTATTTATATACCAGTACCTATGCCAATGCAATACTTTGAGGATGAGAATGATTTAGAAAAAATAGATGTTAATATAGATTTGTCAAAAGCTAAAAAATAACAAAAATGCCAACTACAGGAATTATTAATGGTACGTTGATGAGGTTATATAAAGATAGCACTGCTATCGGTTACGCCACATCGTGCCAAATGAACATTTCGGCTGCTATGCGTGAAATTCTTACAAAGGATTCTGCAAGCGGAGGATGGAGAGAAGTAAAGAAAGGTCAGTTATCTGGTACACTTTCAACAGAGGCATTGTATGCTGGTCCTGGTGATTCATCTACCAACTATTTGTTTGATGATCTATTTACCGATTTAATAAGTGGCACTGCGCTAACTATTAAATTCACTACAGATGTAAGCGGTGACAACGTGTTTACAATGCAAGCCATTTGTACATCATTGGATTTAAATGCAGCCGTAGAAGAAAATACAAGCTATTCAGCTTCTTTTGAAGTTAGCGGTGCTATTGTTAAGACTACAAAATAATTTTAAAAATTACCTAAAATGAAAACAATTAAAATAGCTAATGCGGACATACCAGTTAAGTTTGGTATGTTCGTTTTAGGTACATTTTTAAGGGAGAGGAATCTAAAACTTAGTGACCTCTCCCTCCTTGGCGAAGACCTCCTATTTGCCCTTGAACTTGCCTTTGCAGGTGTACAGGCAGGTTACAAGGCAAAGGGAGAGAAGTGCCCATATACCTTAGAAAAGTTTTGCGATTTAGTAGATTTGGACAAGGGAGGAATAAACAGGATAACGGAGCTGATAACAAATGAGATTTCAGTACCAGAAGATCCGGAAAGAAAAAACGAGATAGCGGAGGAGCAGAATTAACGCTTGATTATATAGAGCGTTTTTGCTTTGGAGTATTAAAATTTTCTCCTCCGCAATACTATGAGATGACACTAAGAGAGGTTATTATAGCTATGCAAGGTTATAATAACCAATTTGAAATAGAGCAGCAATTTGAGTGGGAAAGAGCCAGGTGGCAAACTACACTTTTATTAAATGTTCATACAGCTAAAGGAAAGTCGATTAAGCCTAAAGATTTGATTGAATTTCCTTGGGAGACAGATAACGTAAAAATAACTAAAAGAAGTTTATCAGAAGTTGACAAGACAATTTTTGAGAAATGGGATAAAGAGTAAATAATGGCATTAGGTAAACTGAATTTAAAACTTGGCATTGACGTAAGTAATCTTGAAAAAGAACTTGGCAAGGTTGAGCGTGCAATGTCAAGATTTGGCTCACAGATGCAAAACATCGGTAGTACAATGACGCAGTCTATTACTCTGCCATTGCTTGGTGTCGGTGCAGCTTCATTGAAAGCATTTGCCGACATTGAAAGGTTGCAAAATGGTTTAACTGCCATTATGGGTAGTAGTGCAGCAGCATCAGTTGAATTAGAAAAATTAAGAAAGGTTGCAGAAAATCCTGGTCTTGCTTTACCTCAAGTTGTAAAAGCATCAGCTACTTTGCAATCTGTTGGTATGTCTGCTGATGTTGCTCGAGAAACTATTACACAATTTGGAAATGCAACTGCAAGAGCAGGAGAGGGAGCTGAAACATTTGATGGAGTTATCGTTGCGTTAGGTCAAATTAGTGCAGTAGGTAAAGTTACACAAGAAGACCTTAATCAGATAAAAGGAAGGTTACCAGAGTTTGCCGATGTAATGAAAAATGAATTTGGAGTAGTTACGGCAGAGGCAATAAATAAAATGGGTATTAGTGCAGAAGACTTTATAACAAGGTCTGTAAGTGCATTAGGAAAATTAGAAAGAGCGCAAGGTGGTTTAGGGAATACGTTTGATAATCTAAAAGATAATGTAACGGCATCATTTGCAGAATTTGGCAAAGCTATAAATGAATCATTAAATTTACAAGCCGTTGCAGAAAGTTTAAGCAAATATATTCAAGGATTAGTAGATGCATTTAAAGCTCTTAATCCAGAGACACAAGGCTTTATAGTTAAGGCTGCTTTAGTAGCTGCATCGATTGGACCTATTATATTTATAGTAGGGAAATTAATAAGTACATACGGTGCTTTGGCAGGAGCCTCAAAATTAATAGTACAAGCAATAGGAAATATAAGTAAAGCATTTAGCTATTTAGCTGCCAATCCAATGATTTTAGTAGTTACTGCATCCATTGCTGCT